GTCGCCTCGACCACCGTGGCGGTCGCCAGCGCCGGCGTCGCGATGCGCAGCAGGCTGGCGTCGTGCTGGGCGATGCTGATCGCCATGTGGCCCAGCTCGCGGGCGCTCATGCGCTGGTGGTCCTGCTCGATGCGGCGGGCCATCGAGAGCAGCGGCCGGCTGCCCACCATGCGCACGAGCGAGTCAGCTTCCTGCTGGTAGTACCGGATGGTGCGGAAGGCGATGCCGTACTTGCCGGCGCTGCGGGTCGTGGTCGTGGTCGTCGTGGTCGTCATGGTCTGCTCCTGAACAGGTGACGGGTTAACGGGCGAAGTTCTTGAGGCCAAACGCGATGATGTCGTTGCCGTCGAGCGTCCCGATCACCTCGCGGGTGAAGAGCAGCCCGGCGCGCGCGGCCTGCATCTCGATCACGTGGGCCGCGTGGCTGTCGGTCGTCGTGAGGTTCATGCTGGTCGCGCGGTGGTCGTGCCGCGTGATGCGCTGCGGCAGCTCGTAGCTGATCGAACGGAGGACGGAGAGGAAGGCATCGGGGGTGAGGTGGCTGGTCATGGTGGTCTGTGTCCTGCTTGGGTGCCGGGCCGGCCCAACTGCCTGCCCGGGTCGAACGCGAAGTACGCGTCGAGCTTATCAACGAAAACCATCAAATGCAAGCCTTTGGAAGCAAATCATGGGACGAAAATCTGAGCGGCCTTCACTCACGCCTCCAGGCACGTCGAGTACTGGCAAAGACAAGCACCCGCCAGCCCTCGGCCCCAAGCCGGCGCCCCGCAAGCGCGGGCAGCGTCTGAGCCTGTTGGATCGGTACTCCATCCTCAAGCTGCACCAGCTGCACCCGGAGTGGAGCACGGCGCAGCTGGGCGAGGCGGCGGGCTGCCACCGTGAGACCGCCCGGCTGATCTGTCTGGCCAGCACGAGGGAGGCGCAGGACCTGATGGCCGCCTCGGGCAGCGAGCGGCTGGCCGACTGGGAGCAGGCCTCCCGGCTGGCGTCACTCCGGGGCGATCACCGGCCGGCCAAAGACTGGCTGATGCACGCCGGCACCATCGACCCGCTGCCCGAGAGCGGCCGAGGCTCGGGTCCCGCGGTGGTCATCCTCAACGCGCCGCTGCCGGGGATGCCGGGGTCCGCGCTGAAAATCCTTGACAGTGGCGCCGTATCTGTAGTTGTGGATCCACAGGAGAAATAGGGCTTGACTTCTGGTCGAGCTGTCAAAACCCCGCGCGACCCCTCGGGTCGGCCCGACAAAATTGTCGGATCCACAGGCGATCCGAGGCCTCATTACGTCGATCAACGTAATGGAGGGGGGCTTGACAAACCTAACTCATCAGGGATCAGGCCCAGGATCTGGGATCGATCTGCCCCTCGGACACCCGATGTCACACTCACTGTCACACTTTAATGTCAAGCACTCTAACTCCTGTGTTCGCCTACACTTACAGCTGATGTCAGCATTGGTTTGCAACTGTGACCATCAAAGAAAAGCCTTGACAACCTCGTCGTAGTTTCGGCGGGCGCGCGATCCGACATTTGTGTATGCCGAAGTGGAGGCGGGGCCCAGCCTCCCCCGGGGAGAAAACCCTCAATTATTCTTACGATCTACAAATTCACCCAAAATCTACTGCTGAGCTAACGTTTAACTTGTTGACTTGTAGCCCATCCGTAGGTCGAAACGCCGGTCGAGATCTGAGATCTGTAGAAGAAGAAGGAGAAGGAGTACCCCGGTGGCCACCAAGAAAAAGCCCGAGCCCACGACCACCCAGAAGCTGGCGATCCTGACCTGGCGCCCGCCCGACTCGGAGAAGTGGCAGGCCGAGGCGATCACCTTCACCGCGTTTACCCTCACGGCCTCGGGTGCGCTGGCTCTCTACATGAAGGGGAGCGTGATCCGCATCCTGGCGCCGGGGCTGTGGGGCGGCCTGGTCGTGGTCAGCGAGTCGCCATTCGACAACTGAAGGCACGCATCCTGCGAAGGCCGGGCCGATGTCCCGGTCAGCCCTCCGAGCCTCGGTTCCCGCCGGCGAGCGTGTCGTCGGCGTCACCTACTTTCCGCCGCCCGACGGCGCCCCGACCTGGCCGCACGTCAGCCGCTGGGAATGGGAGCACTGGCACCACTGGCTCGCGCTGTCCAGGTGGACCGAGCCGCAGATCGCGCAGTACCGCGAGGACCGCGACACCTACGGCATCGGCATTCCGCCGGTCGACAAGCGCGGACGGGTAGTCGAGGGGCCGACGCGCTGGTTGTACCGCCCCACCCCCAAGCAGGTGCTCCTGCACAACGCGACCGCGCCCAACGTGCTCTGGGGTGGCGCCGCAGGAGGCTCAAAATCGACCGGCCTGCGGTGGGACGCTTACAAGCGCTGCCTCGCGATGCCTGGGTACCGCGTCCTGCTCATGCGGCGCCTGGCGACCGAGCTGATCGAGCACCACCTGGACCTGGCCCGCCGCGAAGTCGAGGTGTTTGGCGCGCGCGTCGTGGAAAACGAGATCCGCTTTCCCAACGGGTCGCTGATCCGGGGCGGGCACTGCCAGCATCCCGGCGACGAGCTGCGCTTCCTGTCGATCGAGTACGACTGCATCGACATTGACGAGCTGGCCACGCTGGAGCAGTCCCAGGCCAACGAGATCATGAGCCGCGCGCGCAGCTCGAAAGAAGACGTCGTCGCCCTCGTACGATGTACCTCCAACCCCGGAGGCGCGCACACGCTCTACGTGGTCGATCGCTGGATCACCAAAACGATCAGCAAAACGGACGACCCGTTTTACGACCCGCGCGACTACGTCTACATTCCCGCGCGGCTGTACGACAACCCCTACTTGATGGATCCGGACGGCAGTTTCCGCACCTACGAAAAGCGCCTCGGGCCGCTCCCGCCGCAGCGCCGCGATCAGCTCTTGAACGGTGACTGGTCCGCGATCACGGGGCAATTTTTTCCGGAGTTTCACGACCGTGATCTCGGCCAGGGCGGTCACATCCGCCGCGTCGAGCTACCCGCCGACTGTCGCGTGATCCGCGCGATCGACTGGGGCTACAACAACCCGGGCTGCTGCCTCTGGATCGCGCTGCTCGATGACGGCCACATCCACGTCTGCCACGAGTACCGCTTTCACCAGACCCTCGCGGCCGACGTCGCCGAAAAAGTCGCGCGCGAGACCACCAACCTGCGCGTGGGCGTTCACTACTCGGTGATCGACCCGTCGGCGTTCAATAAAACCGGCCACACCGGCGAATCCGTCGGCGAGACCTTCGCCCGGCAGCACGTCGCGTGTCAGCCCGGCGACAACACGCGCGTCCTGGGGTGGCAGCGCCTGCGTCACTGGCTCGCCAAGGCTCCCGACGGCATCCCGTGGCTGACGATCGACCCGAGCTGCCGGTACCTGCGCCGTACCCTGCCCGGCCTCATCAGCGACATCAAGGACCCCGAGGACGTGAACACCGAGGGCGACGACCACGCCGCCGACGCACTGCGCTACGCCGTGATGAGCCGGCCGAGCCCGAAAAGGACTCCCTTGCCAACGCGCTTTGCGCCCGACACCATTGGCTACCTCCGCACCGAAGCGCACCGCAGCCCAGGCAGTCGCTACTGGCGACGCGCCACAAAGGGGTGATCCATGTATCCGCCAGCTGCGGCCTCCGCTACACTCGATCCGGCTCTCGCGCCGAGCCCGAATCCGCTCTCCGCTGTCTCGCCGGGAGCGGGGCCCGGGGGTCTCCAGGGCGGAACCCCGGCGCCCTCGGCGCCAGAGCCACTGACCCTGCCTCCGCTGACCGACGATCAGCGCGGCGCCATCAAGAGCTGGTTCAGCGCCTCCGATCAAGAGACCGAGCGCTACGCCCCGCTGTGGAAAAAGAACCTCGATAGCTACGCGCCGCCGCCCGAGACGCTCGCGAAAGACCGCGAAGACTACCAGGTCAACACCAACGTCGATTTTCGCCAGGCCGAGCAGAAAAAGGCGCAGCTGTGGTTCGACACCGCGCAGGTCCAGCTCACGCCTGCGGAACCCTTGAGTGATCTGGTGCTCTCGTCGGTGCCGCTCCCCAACGGCGCGACGCAGGAGCAGAAGCTTTCCGCCGCGATCTCGCTGCACCAAACCGTTCTCAACCAGGTCCTCGGCACCGACGGCGTGAACGCGAAGCGCACCATTCAGGCCGCGATCCTCGACGTGCTCGTGCCCGCCGGCTGGGGCGTCACCCACATCGGCTACACGTCCTACACGCGCGACGTGTCCACACCGGACCCGATGACGGGGATGCCGACCACGGTGAAGGTGCCCGTGTACGAAGAGTTTTTCTGGTCGCGCCTGTCCCCCAAAGCGCTGATGGTGCCGGCCGACTTCCGCTCGACCGACTTCGACAAAGCCCCGTGGCTCGCGCT